CTCTCTATTCGCAATAATTTATCAACCATAAAACTATCCTTTTCAAGCAGCAACATTCCTATTCTATTGTCCAACAATTCGCCTAATGGTGAGTAAGGAATCTCTGGTATTTGTGGGATATCTGGAATAGTAATGTCAAAGCCAACAAGACCACCCAAATCTTCAAAGAAATCAACTATATCGTTAATACCATCAATAACATCATTAATTACATAAATGATTGTATTAAGTAGGTTTACCGAACCGCCTACAATGTTATCAATCTGCTCATTTATCTCATCAAAAAAACGCTCTATTGCGGTCAATTCAAGTTTTCTTTTCCCAAGTGCATAAGCAAATTCAACTTGGTTTAAACCTTTCATTAAAACGAATTGAGAATTCACAATATTTATTGGTCGCAATGTCACTTGATAATTAGTGCCTATATAATCTGTGATAGAATTGCTTTCGGTTACATCTGTTTGAAAAGTACAAACGAAATTGCTGGTAAATTCATCGGTGTTTAACTGATACTTTGTGTTTATTACACTTGGAATAGTGTATTGTGGTGTAGCAATTTGAAAATCTTTGCGCTCAAACAATAACTGATTGCCATTGAACAAAACTTTGCCATTGTACAAGTCTTTCATTTTAATAATGAAATCAGCAAATGTCCCATCTGGAAAACCAAATTGCACAAATTCATTAGGTGTAAATGCGCCTAATAAATCTAAATTAAATGGGTTTGATGGGTTTTTAGGCACATAATATTTCTTTGGCAATATTACATCATTTGCAACAATAATGCTGCTTTGAAATGATAATCCTAAATATTGGCAACCTCTTATGAATAGTGTTCTTATCGGAATTGCTTTGTGATACTTTACTCTCTGAATTATTACCGCAAACATTCGCTTAATCAATGCAAATGCAGCAATCATTAAGCCAATAAATTTAAGGATTTCACCAATCAACAAAAAGTAATTTCCCCAATCTGGTGATGCAGTAATAACCGAAGCAATTGCGCCACTTAAGCTATTTGCAGATGCAACAAGCCCATCAATTATAAGTGTTAAACCAATGACTGTAATAGCTAACTTTTCGTAGTCTGGTATTGAAGAAATCACATAAGGAATGTCAACGAAATCAGCCTGCGTAATTATGCCTGCTTCAGTATACAAGTAATCAAAACTAAAGCCAGTTGCCACATCATTAAGCCAATCAATCGAATACTTTGGTTTGCTTTTCGCTATAATGCCATACTCATCAAATTGTGTTTGGTCTGATAGGTCAATATACCCATCAAAAAACGTAGTTATAACACCATTTAAATCTGTTTCCTCTATACGCAATGGCATACCCTCAAAGATAAATCCAGCAGTTATCCAACCATTAATTGCATCAATGTTTTCACGAACAAATTCAAAATCATTAATGGTCAATTGCTGATTCGCAAATTCACCATCTTGAAAGTTAACCTCAACTGATAATTCTCTCAAGTTCTTGGGAGGATTAATCAGCACATTGTTAAGATACAATTTCAAATTTACCATTAGATTCTACGTTGTCTTTTGTGGATTAATACCCTTTTCACTCCAGCAGTTATTTGAGTTTCAATAACATCACCTAAATTGCTTAAATTGGTGTGGTTTACTGGCTTGTTTTCAATTGCTTTCTTAACCTCTAACAACAAATTGTTAGTACTTCTTAAATCAATATGTTGATTTGGCACATTAATAATTGGCTGCGTTACATCACCGTAGTTGAATAGTTTTCCACTCTGGTAGTCTGATAGTATTTGAGCAGCCTCATCGTTGCTTATATCACCTATTTTTGCGTTCTGCTTGGGGTTAAATATACGCTCATCACCATCAACTGCAATAACATAACCATCTTTACCATTATGCACCTTGTTTCCACTTAAATCACGTTCAACATTTTCAGTCCCATCAATAAAGCTACCTGCTACTATTTCAGCTAACGTAGTTTCTAAAATTGCTTTTTGCAAAGCAGTTGCTGGTTCTGTTTTCGCATAACCGCTTAACAAGTTATAGAATGCAACACGCTTTTGCTGCTTAATTTCTTGTTCTTGCAATCTTTTACGTTCAAGTTGTAACTTTGCTGCCTTGCTTTGTTCAAATGCTAATGTGTTTGTAAGCCCACGTTCTGCAAGTCTTTGTTGTGTTTCAATAGCTGATTTGTTTAGGTCAATTTCTCTATCTAAATAATCTTTGCGCTTTTCAAATCTTGCTTTCATCCACTTATCAGTTATTGCAACTAACTTGTTTGCCTCATCAATAGCAGTATCTATTCTCTTTTTTGAATACTGGCTTTCAAGGTCATCAATCTTCTTTTGCGCCTCATATTTAATGATGTAAACCTCATCTTCAGTTAGGTGTGCATTTTTCAATAATATATCTCTTTCCTCTTCAATGGCTGCTATTTTGGCTTCAAGTTCTTTTTTTGCATCCTTATCATTTTGATAGATTCTTACAAGTTGGGCATCGTGCCTAATTTTAGCCTCTTTTGCCAATCTTTCAGTCAATTCTTTTTCTATTTTAGTAGTTGCCTCATCTTGATATTTGTCTTGCTCTGCCTGCAATTCCATAATCATTTTCATTTGCAATTCAGCACGTTTGCGGTAAAAGTCTAACTCTAATGCCAATAATGCTTTGTGCTTTGTTTCTGCCCTTGATTTTGATGCTTTTATTGCTTTTATTTCATTTAGGTTGTCGGCTTCTAATGCTGCCAATGACCTTTGATAATCATCTTCTACTGCATCGGCTTTTAACTTGTTGGTCAACGCTATTATTCGTGCCTCATCTGTGTATAAATCTTTTAATGCTTTTTGTCTTTTTTCTGCTGCTTTTTTTGCTGCTTCTTCTGCATCCTTATCAAACTCTTTTTTAGACATTGCCAATGTTTCATTCAACAATTCTGCTGCCTTTTCTTCTGCTCTGTCATATTGTATTCTTAATGCAAATAGTTTTGAATTTGTAGCCTGCAACAACTTCAATTCCTCATCTGAAAAATCTCTTCTTGTAATTCCTTTTTTCATTGTAATAGAAACAACTCCAGCAACTTCTTCTCTACCTAACTTTGCCAAAAATTCAACTCTATCTTCCTCATCACTAATAGATTCTGCTGCTGCCTTTATCTGGTCATCAGCAGCCTGCTTTCTTAACTTCTGAATATCATCTAAATTCTTTTGATATTCATTGTATGCTGCATCTCTTGCCAAATCTAATTTATTTAACACCCCATCCATTTCTAATTCTTTCACAATCATAGCATCAACTTGCTTTTGCAAATCTATTAATGCCTCCTTATTTCTTTCAATTGATTTTGTGTTGGCATCAATAGCAGCAGCACCATCCTCAAATGCTGCTTCAGCACTAAACAAATTGCCAATAAAATCAATCATTTTAGCACCATACAATGTAAGCAATGTTACACCAACAGACAATGCAGTTTGCCACGAAAAGATACCGCTTAAAACTTGCTTAAATGCTGATGTTGTTGGCGCACCACTTTTAGCAAGTTCAACATTCGCTTTCTTAATCTTATTTATCTCATCAAACAGTTGAGGTAAGTTGTTTGATATTGCCATAAAACCAGTGCTTATGCTATTGGCAAACGCTGGCATCTCTCGGCTTAATTGATTAATACTATTGCCCAATCCATTCCAAGCACCTGCATAGTTACCTACATTGCGCTGAAATTCTCCAACGCTTGTTTCTGCACCTCTTACTCGCCTATCTAACTCGGTAAATTCTTGTGATAATGCCTTGAATAATTTACCATTTGTTCTGCCAGTAAATTCAAGTTCTTTTAACTGCTGCTTAACTGCTGCTAATGCTTGAACACCTTTTTTGTATTCTCCGTTGGTTTGTTTTAATTGTTGTTGCGCCCTTTGATTTGCTTTGGTTTCTGCATCAATTGCTTTTGCCAAATCATTTTCAGCCCTTAATTGCTCTCTGGTTAACTTATTCTTCTCAATTGCAGTTCTAATTGCTGCCTGCTCTAATGTTTGTTGTTGTTGCAATACTTTCAATTCAGCCACTTCCAACTGCTGCTTCATTTTGATGAGGTCAGATGTCTGCCTTAACTCATTATTTAATTTCTTTACATCATCGAATGATTTCGGTTTAAAAGCGGAAACAAATTCTTTTTGAGCAGCTAAACTTAACTTTATTTCCTTATTTGTTTCACGAATAATTGCAAGTAACGCATCAGCACCTTTAATGGCATCATTGAATGCATCACTCTCGAATAAATCATTTTTGCCTAACGCTTTACCTTCTGCCATTTTACTATGCTTTTATTTGTTTTTGCTGCTTTGAATAATTTTTAACGTAACCAAACCACTCTGCAACTGTAATTGTATGCAAAGATAAGTGAAATCCTTTATATTTTTCTAAATAATCTTTTATCTCATCAGTAGTAGATGATTTGCGGTCTGTTAACTCTTTTAATTCTGCTTCTGCAATGCCAATTAATGTTTTGTTAAACCTATCATCAGTAACGTGCAAATCTATCTGCAAACACGCTATTTCTCGCCTTTTTTCAAGCACATCCATATAACTTTCCGCAATGCCAAATCTATTGACTAATTGCCTTTGGATTTCTTCAAATGCAATGGTAAAATTTCGCTTAAATAATCCCCATTTGCGTATCAATGCTTTCTTGTTGCCCTGCTCCACAACTTGTAAGTAGTTATAGATGGGCATTGTGTCAATGTTGTTATAAAATTGTGTTCTTAACATAGTTTAAAACTATTGGTTTTGATTTCTCTATTAATATTTCCTTACTAAACTCATCAAGACCTACGAATTGTCCCCAAGTTTTTTGCAGGTCTTTACCCTCTTTAATTGAATCAACATCCAGCATCAACTCATCACCAACTATTTTAGTCTTAAATGTTTGATACATTGCTCCAGTATCACGCAAAGTCACTCTATCTGTTGGTTGATTTTTTTCATTCTTTATTGCTATGGTGTAATCAGCATAAACATTGCCTCCTCTGGCATATAGTGACCTCATAGAAACACCAAACACATCTACACCCCTTTTAAATAGCTGCTCATCACGATTTAATCTAATAGCCTCAACTTGTATGGCTGGAGTGCTAATAACCTTTTTAAACGCAGTTTCCTCGTTTAATTTCTTGACATTTCGTGCAATTACTTCAAGATTCCACATAGTGCAAATATACAAAAAAAGCCTTCACATCTCTGCAAAGGCTTTTCAATTTTTAAATTGTAATTAAATTACAGTACCAGTTGTTCCTAACATAGTTACACCATCTAATCCGTTTTTCTTGATTAAAGGTTGTAACACATCTGCAACAGTTTGAGCAGTATAAGTCAACGTATAGCGACCATCAATAGTTGTGCTTTCAGCAGCGGTAACAGTTACATCAGATGCATCAGTAATATTATACATTTTACTTGTTGAACCAGTATCACTTGAAACGAAATCAGCAGTAACAAGACCCTCAATTGGGTAGTTAGTAACGATGTTTCCAACTTTAGCATATAAATCAAGAACCATTGTAGTAGTGCTTGTGCTTACTATAGTTGTATAAACATTCATTAGACCTTTCAAGTTAACGATGTTAGCAGCAGAGATTGAAGATGCTGAAATCATTCTTAAATCATCATCTTTTTGTAAAACATCCCATTGACCCATCAACATTATCTTTTGGATAGTTGTATCAGTTGTGAATACTGGCTTTGCGTAGAAAGTTGCAGCATCACACGCAATAGGGTAAAGGTAGTTACTTCCAGTTTTGGTAGTGCCTAAAATGTTACCATCCAAATCAACGATAAAGATTCCAAATGTTGAACATCTGTTAGCGTTGAATTGTTTTGCAAGTTCAAAGCTACCTTTGATAATCATAGCAGTAAAGTTTCTGATACCATCACGAATGAATACACTTGAACCATCTTCAAATGTTTCCAAGATAGGGTCTGCTCTATCTGTGGTAACATTCTTTAATTTGCCAGTTGGATACCAACGCTTTGAATCATCTGCTTCGTTAATCAATGCAGTAAAGTATGCATCATTTAATGTAGCAGTTGGGTCAATGTAGTTAAATGTACCATCATTGGCAATTAACGGAACTAAAATAAAATTTGCTGCAACACCCATAATTGGTGAGCAACTTGGTGAACCAGTGTTTTGTAGCGACACATCGCAAGAACATAATGACATATTGTTTTTTGTTTTAAATATTAATAATTTGTTTTAATTTTCGCAGCAGGAAAAACATTTGTTAAATGGTATTTTAATTAGCAGTTCAGTACCAGAGGTATTGTCCGAAAAGATTTGACTCTTCACACCCTCCCATTGCACCTTACCGAAATTAGCATAATCATTTTCAACGTATGTAATCTTGTTGCTTGCGTTAGTTCTACTATACGCAAATAAAGAACGAATAAACTCTGAACATAGTGATTTCATTGGCTTTATTGCCTGCTCTAAATGTGTTGAACGTAACCAATTTTTAGGGTCGGCATCAACAAGAAAATAGATAGCGCAATCACTTTCGAAATCAATAGTAGCTTCCTCATCAGCGAATCTCTCTGGTGCATTCATATGCAAGTATATCAATGGTAATTTATTGTTACTGCTTGACACCTTAATCAACTCTGAATTGGTTTCTAAAAATGTCCCAAAATAAAAGAATGGTGCTGCTAAATTATAGATGCCAGTAGTTGGCTGGGTAGCTGCTGCAATAGTGATTGATTCATTGAATACAACTTCCTTAATTACCTTACCGCTTAATATTTTACCAAAGGTTGCCCACTTCGTATTTGTTGTCATCAATTTCCAGTTGCTACCATCGGCAACAACTGAATTAACTACAATAGTTTTATCTATTGCATCAACAACATTTTTAATATGGTCTTTAGTAGTAATTATGCCCACGACATATAATTTTTATAAACACCTTTGAATGTAGGATAATCGGCATCTTTTACAGATTCGATATAGGTTTGAATTGCCTTGAATGTTAGAATCATTTTGTTGTAATCAATGACTAATGATGTGTAACTCATTGCGCTGGGCATATTTATAGTGCCTTCGCTTTGCGTGTTACCTTGAATGGTATTGGTTTGTGGCTGCGTTCTAACGTAGTGGAAAAATACCCATTTAACCAACATAACTTTCATACCATCACTTGTAATCATCTCATTATCTATTTCCTTAACAAACGCATCGTAAATGGTCACATACTTTGCAGTTTGTGGCACACCTCCGATTAGGTCTGCAATGAATAAAATATACAACTCAATGCCTAATAACTCATAAAGTAATTTTGACTCGTATAGCGTAATGAAATTATCTAATTCAGCATCCGTAAACACATCCGTTGCTATTTTATTTTCGCCTATGAAATCGGAGGCTGATATTAGAATTCCCATATTATTTTACAAGCCCTTTATTAGTTAATAATTCAGCAATATTTTCAGATACAACTATTTTTTCTCCTGCTTTTAAGCCATTAAAATCTTTGACAATAACAACCTCAACTTCTTTAGTTGATTGCGTTGCCAATTTCGCTTCTGATTTCTTTTCAGAAGGAGCAGCAGCAGAGGTTTGTGCCTCCGCTACTACTTCTTTAGATTTTACTTTGCTCATTTAATTAAGCAGTTTCTAATGCAGCAATGTCAGTTGCAAATGTACCTTTCACAAACGCAGTTCTGTCGTTGTTCTTGGTTACTAATGCACCTCTCCATTCTGCAATGATAGTACGCATATTCTTTGTCCAGTCATTACCATCTAATCCGATGTTAATCATAACACCTTGCTTTTGATATAAAACAGACAAATTAAAGTTACCAACAAGGTATGTACCAGCAGTCACTAATGTGCTTCCAAACATCGGAACACCATCAAGTGTTAAATCCATACCAATGTAAAGTAATCTATCAACATAACGCTTATCAGTTGCAGAAACTTTCATTAACTTCAATGCTGCGATGTCTGAAGGATGCATCAATATTGCGTTAGGTGCTTCTTGGTTAGCAATTGCAATCTGATTCATAGCTACAACAAGTACATCGGCACTATTAGCATTGTCAACTGTTCCTGCAAATGTACCAGCAGCAAACGCAGTTGCAACTGTTCTGATACCATTTAAGTTTGGTGCAGTTCCATTACCAGAGTAAGATGTGTTTTCAACATCTAACATTAACAAACGCATCAACTCATTTCTGATTTCGCTTTCGATAAAATCAATATCATCTAACATTTCTGTAGATACCTTGATGAATGCAGTGCGCTTAACCACCGCTTGAGATGCAACTACCAAATCAAAATCAATTTGATTCTTTGTTGCGCCTTCAGCAGTTCCACCAGCAGCACCATCTCTGTTTGCTTGATACACCCAAGAAATGATATTACTTGCTGCTTGACCTTTTGCGAATAAATCGATTAGTCTTGGTCTGCGTGTAGCAATAAGGTTTAAGCCTGCAATACGTTGCTCAACTGGCACATTACCACCGCTAATGTTAGTTGATTCTAACATATCACCAGCAGCCTTGAAAGAGAAACCAGCACCGTGAGCAGCAGATTTATCAAGGTCTTTTAACTTTGTCAAGTTTGCTTTGTTTTCCTCTAATGCTTTTCTGATATCAGATGCTTGAGCAGTTAAAGAATTTGCTTGGTTATCCTTGTTTAATTTCTCAATTGCCAAACCATATTCTTTCAATGTTTTGTTCAATTGTACCATTTGCTCTTTTTGAGCAGTAGCAAGTTCTGATTTCAAAGATTCGATATCTTCTTTACTTGCGCTTTTAGATACTGCATCTTCTAATGCTTTTCTTGCTTCTTCGTTGTATTCGTTATACAACTTTGCCATTTCTTCTGCTTCTTGACCTGCGAAAGATATGGTGTTTAATCCTTTTGTTTCAAGGAATAATTCAAATTTACTTTTCATTTTAAATGTTTTTTGTGAGATTAATAAAAAATTGTTTTTGTTTTTGTTTTTGTAGTGATAAATCGGCTACGGATTGTTGAGTGTCATTCAACGGCTCAATATTTTCTTTTGGTATAGTTACACTCATTGTAGGTGTTGCATAGTTACTGCCCTTTAATACTGCACTACCCTCAATGATTTTAGCTTCTGTTACTGCCCAAAAATATTCATCTTCTTTTAAATAGTCTTTATTCGCTACCATTGGGTAATACTTATCCCAATTTGCTTTCTCCTCCATAAACTGCTTTGATGTGGAATTGATGCAAAGATAAAGGTTGATATATCTCATCCCTACTGAATGTTCTTTTACCCAACCATTAATGTATTGGTTAAACATAAATTCGTTTCTATCCTTGCTTATTTCAGCCTCAAATATCAATGCTTCAGTATCACCTTGTAAGTTGGGAAAGCCTAACTTATCCCAAGTCATTTTCTTGGTGCTTGCAATGATTGTATCACTTATCACTTTATCAAATGCCATTCTGTGTTCCTGCAATAGGTAGAATGATTTGGTTTCATTAAGTGACTTCTTCCAAATGCCTTGAATGTGGCAGTCATCGTGACTATCCACAATGTTAGTTGTATTGATTACCACTTTCGCAGTAATAACCTCAACCTCATCTGGCATATCAATGTCATCCATCATAGCTTTCGTTACACCATCTTTTTTATATTCAGTTGGCATAGAATAAGCAATACAATCAGCATACTTTGTGGCAGCCTTTTTTTCAGCAATGATGAGGTCTTTATTCTTCTTCAAGAAAGCCCACTTCTCACTCTTATCATTGAATTTTGGTAACTTCATTTCTTTACGATTTTAGTTGCTAATTTCTTAATCTTAATTGCTTCCAGTTGTGCTTTGGTTTTGCTCATTGCCTATGGTAGATTGTAATGTTGTTGATATAATTAATTTGTCTGCATTTGGGTCATCAGTAATCGGAGGTTTGCCCATTGCCACTCTAACTTCGTTTGCAGTAAATATGCCTTTCATTTTAAAGTCTGCTAACTGCATTTTGTTTTCTTGCAGGCATTCAACACCGCTAAAGTCTTGTCGCATTCTCACTTGTTGACTTGGAAAGTGATTAGCGCATAAATATTGCGTGTATGCCTCTGCCATTTTATCAGATAGAGGAATGATGCAATTGGTATACATATTCTTTTGCGCCTCTAAACTATTGTTGAATGTACTTGCAGCAGTATCGTTGAATAACTTGGCATCAATACCGAACACATTACACAATGCTCTGGTATTTACTATTCCTTTTTCAAGTAGTTGCATATCACTCGGTGACATACCTATTTGAATGTATTTTAAGTCTTTGTTTGTGGTAATAATCTTACCAAAGTTATGCGCTCCTCCTACTCTATTTCTCAATTCAGCATCTACCCTTGTTGCCTCATCTGGTGTCATTGGCAATTGTGAACTATCTGAAATTAATCCTGCAACACCTTTATTGCTCAATATACTTGCATCAGCAATCCATCTTTCATTGCCTACCTTAACAACGTATGCAGCAACTTGAATAGGGCTTAATCCATAATCAAATGTTTGTAAGTTTGGATTGTAGAACTTAATGTGCTTTAACTCATTCTGTGTATAAACTCTTGATGTGCCACCGAAATTGAATTGATATTCAAGTTGTGGCATAAAGAAATTTAAGTTGCGGTTATAAATGTTTATAGCTGAACTTGGTAGAATGTCTAATTCTTGAATCAATCTTGAATTAAATTGAGTATTACCAACTAAATAAACATTGCCAGTAATCAATAAGTAAAGTAAGGTTTGTTCTTCAATATCATTCCAAGTATAGCCCTTATAGTTGTTTGGCTCATCCATTAACTCGTGAAGAGATGTATTGTATATTTTCTCCCAAGTACCATCAACTCTTTTCCTTTCAATTACCCAAGGAATAGACTTGCTTACATCAACTATCTTCTTTACTATGGCATATACATCAACATTCTCTGAATAGCCTTCCCTAATCATTAAATCAGCCCTATTGCCCCAATTCAATGGCATCAAGCCACCAAACTCTCTCCAGATTGTTTCTCTGTTCTGTTCGGTTAACGATATAGTATTGGCATAGCTTAACGCTTTGTTTGCTATTTTCCCAACTACTTTCTGAATGAAATTCATTTATTGAATAAATATTGGACAAATGTATTAATAATTCTTTTCATATTCGCAAATTTCGTTAAAATAATTCATTTTAAGCACCACCAATGGCTAACGTGGATACTGGTACAAGGTAATCAAATCCGTAACGTGCAGGGTCAATTTGATGGTTATAAGCATCAATAGGTGTTTCTGATTTCTTATCGTGCCAAATATAATTCCTCAATTCTTTGATGAGGTTTAAACTATCAGCAGTTACA